TGGTCAATCATGTCAGGCAGGAGCGAGCCATACTCCCGGCGCATCACGCGGGAACCGACAGGCGTTCGCAGGATGTCACTCAGGCTCTGGCTGATATGCTCTTCATCGGTGAGCGACCGGCCATCGGTTCGGCTCATGCCGATATAACGGGCTGTCATTTTGTCCCCTCCGTCCAGCTTCCGCCGCGTTCGACGTTGCCGTGGTCGTGGTCATCCACCTGCACGCCGTTGGAAGTAAATTTCCCGCCGGTGTGTTCGATGTTCCCGGTCATCTTCCCGCCTTTCTTCACTTCCAGCGTGCCCGTGGTCAGCTTGTTGGTACACACCACCTCGGGCGTGTCCAGCGTGATGCGGGTTTCAGCTTTAACCAGTACCAGCGGCACGGTCGCAGTGATGGATCCTGATGCGGTCACGTCAGCGGTTTTAATCCCGGAAACAGTCAGCGCACCGGTTTCAGGTTCATACTCAATGACCGCCCCGTCAGGGAAATCAATACGAAGCGCATCGGCTGAGCTGGAAGGTGCTGGAAAGTCATCAGAGAAGATGGCCGGTAACACAAACGCGGTGTCGAGTTCGCCGCCAATGGCGAGCACAAGCACCTGCTCACCGACAGAAGGTGCCCACCAGACACGCGAGCGCCCGGCGCGGGATGTCATCCAGTTAAGCCAGGTGGTTTTGATTCCGCCGGTCTGGACTCGACACAATCCATCCCTGAGATTGACCTCAGTCACAATGCCGGTGCGGATAAGATTTCGGATCGCGCGAGCGATATCCTGAAGCGTTGAGAGTGTATTCATACAAGGAAGGATGCCGCCGGGAGGAACCGGCGGCAACGGAGGCGGGTTTTGTCAGGAGTGGCACAACGTTAACCGGCCAGATGGTCGATAATAATGCGCTCAACGAGCTGCTGGTCAGTATCAGAAAAGCCCAGTAATTCGCGGGTCGGGTACAACACAGCAGCACTGTTGCGTGTGGGCTTATCCTTAAGCCCTGACTGGTGAACCCGGACAATACGCTGCACTTTCCCGGTAAATTCCACCGCTGCGGCACTGTCATCACCCGAAACTTTCATGTAACGGTTGGTGCGCAGTTTGGCGAACATTTCCCGCTTTACACGGTTTTTCTTACCCCTGACCGGCTGGCGTTTTCGGGGCGTGTACGGTGTCCCGTCCGGGGCTGTCTGGGACTTGATGCGCTGTTGCTGCTGCTGGCGTACCTTTTTCGCTATCTCAGTGGTCAGGCGACGACGGCCAGCAGGGGAAAGGGCAGCTATCAGCGCGGTCAGCCTGTCCTCAAAGGGCGTGAAGTCACTCATTCCACTTACTCACCAGTTCACCGTTGATATACAGCTCCATCGGTCGCGTGACCGGTTCCGGCGGCTCCGGTTCAGGAATATTATCCACATGGAGTGCATCCCCTACAGTCCTGACAAGCGTCCTCTCCGTCAGCAACAGACTGATGCTGATATCGAAACTGCTGTCATTGTTGATATCAGCGTAAAAGGTGAACCCTTTTTTCTGCCCTTCGTCAGTGGTCATGATGTCGGGCTGTTGCTCGCGTAACCATGCCATGACCGGGACAAGCAACAAATCAAAATCCCCCGTGAAATCCGTGACTACCACATTGAGCGTGTACTGTTTTTCGAATGACAGCGAGGCGGCAAGCGTTGCCGCTATTTTGCCGTTATCCACGAACAGACGCAGCATGTCCGGGTTTGTTCGCAGCACCGGCACGGCATCATAGAGCGCGTTGCGCAGACTGGCTGGTTTCAGCATCTAATTCATCCTGGCATTGTTTAACCACGTTGACCTGGAGTGCGCAGCTCTCCAGTGCGCGCTCAAGATGGCGAATGTCGGCGCTCAAATCGCCGTTCATTTGTGGATCACTGCCCGGCATCGGGCAGAGACTGACTTTCGGGCAACCGTTGTAAACAATCACTGGCGTCTGCGCAGGCGGCTCGCCGGTGCAGCCCGCGCACAGGCTCAGGCAAAACAGCGTTATACCAGCGGCGAAAGTCTTCATTTTCATTGAGTAGCCTCACAATCGTTTTTTCCCGCTGCGCTTCTCGCGCTTCGGCGGCATTCAGTTTCTGGCGCAACGCTACCTGCGCCCGCTCGTTTTTATCTGCCCGGATGGCGGCGACACTGAGCTGATTTTTCAGCATCCCAATTGTCGTTTTTTGCTGATTTGCGACCCGGTTTGCTTTATCAAACGATGTGCGCAGATTACCGTTTTCATGGCGCAGCCAGAGCAATCCAAGTACAGCAATCACCAGCATCGTAATCATTGCCTTCATCCCGTCACCCCGCCCGCGTTACGCCATACCGTGACCAGTTTTTCCAGACTGTGCTCCCGCTGGCCGTAACCTGCGCCGGGTAAAGACGCCCAGATGTTACGGCAGCGCGAAATTGCCCGCTCAATCCGCCCGTGACAAATATCGTCAAACGCGCCCCGTTCACGAATTAACTGGATCGCAAGTTTGTCCTGCGACAGCGGGCTGAAATCAGGCAACTGGAGCTGTTGCTGGTAGTGAGGCCAGAACAGATAAAGTTGCTGATATCGACCCGAGGCGGTGGACTTCTCCCCGCGCCGGTTAAACACTTTTGCCGGTCGGCCATGTGCAAAAGGGTGCGCGCTGTAATCGGTAAAAACCTCGGGCTTACCGTCAAGCCCGGTGACAATCACATCGTAACCACGGTTTTTCGTCAGGGGATGTGTCGCGGTTCCCTCTGAATACGCCAGCATGTCGAGAAATGCGGCAATATTCTGGTGTGTGTTAATGACTGGCATCATCTCCCCCCTTAGGTGATTTCATGCGGCGCTGAATGGCGATTTCGACCGCCTGATAACCGGCGATACCCAGCATGGAACCCAGTCCACACACTGCCGTCAGCGGCATATTCGGAAACTGCACAAGCACCACACCGGCCACCATCGAGACAAAACCACCGAGCAGCATTCGCCCGATAAACAGCCTCGGTGTGACGGGTTCGCCTCCCGCAAGGACTTTTCCGACAACAATCATCACGCCGATCACAAACAGTGACAGGACACCTTTTTCACCTTCCGTCATGTACTCACTCCCACAAATTGATAGTTTCGGTAACGGGTGAAGACTGCACATCTGGCAGCTCAACGAGCGTGCCATGCGGTAATACAACACCCAGCTCAGCCAGACCCGGATTAGCGGCGAGCACCGCCTCAAATACCCCCTCAGTACGCCCGTAATAACGGGCGCAAATAGCGTCAAGGGTGTCGCCCTGCTGTGCGCGGGTATTCATCAGATTTGGCCGACAATACAGCGGGCTTTGTCCTGAATACGCGCGACTGACCAGCGCATATCCCGCCACATTTCATCGATAGTGCTGTCGATGCTGTCGGCTTTCTTGTCGCCTTTGGCGCTGGCGTCCACCCCCCTGTAACGCTCGAAAAGTGTTGCAGTCGTCATTGCACACACGGCGTTTAAGTAGTGGAAGACCCGCACACTTTCGCCATCGAGCTTATCGGTCGGTACGTCTTCCAGCCGCGCATAGCCCGTGTCCTGTTGATACTCCCGCCATTCGCTCAGCTCAGCGTTTGTTTCGGCGATAGCGGCTTTAATCGCCCGGCGCAGGCGCACAGGGGAAACGGTCTGCTCAAGGCGCATTTCTTCCCGCACACGCTTCGGGTCAACGTCCGGGAAAAAGGGGGTGTTTTTAATGACCTGCTCATCATCAGGTACAGGCGGTATAACCAGCGGATCGCGCTTCTGCGGCGGGTTATTAATAACAAGTGTCGTCATGACAACCTCGGGTAATAGGTGGGCGGTGGACGCCGGTCGCAGTCAGGGCAACTGATGCCCGCATTGACCGGCGTGCCGCCCGGCTCGGGGAGCGTTCGGTTATCCGGCGACCTTCTTCGGGCGTCCTCGCCCTCGCTTCGCCGGTGAATTTGTGTTTTTAGCCGGTGCCGTTTTCGCTGAGACATTTCGCGTGGTTTTCACCGCTGCGGGATCGGGTTTCGGCTTAAGTGCACGCTCAAGGCGTTCAATATCCTTTTTCACCCCGACCACCCGGTCTAACTGCATCGCGCGTTGCAGTTGCGTCAGTGCTTCACTCAACTGGTCAGCATCGCGCAGCACATAGCCGGTCATTTTGTGCAGCTTCGCGCGCACGACATCCGGCATATCCGCCTGCTCAGTCAGACTGATGGTGTCAAGCAGGTGCGCCAGCTCAACGGGTTGCCCGGCATCACGCAGGCGCTGGACTGAGAGCGCCACCTCTTCTGCCAGCAAACAGGCCGTGCTGCGTTTGCTGGCTGGCATGGTCAGCCCGTGGGGTATTGCGTAGCGGGCAACATCCAGCGCCCCTGCGATGTCGTCAGCATCAAGACGCCACAGCATGACCGTCATCACAATGTCATCCTGAGTGCCTTTCCCCTGCGTCAGCACGCCGCTGACCCACGGGGCATAGAACGGGAGCAGCTCGCGTTTTTTGTCAGCCTTGCGCTCGATGGAGCTGATTTGTTTTAGCGTGCGGGAGTCTGCGGCCAGCTTAACCAGCATCTGCTCGTAGGCAGTTGCATTGCGCAGCGGAGCAGCAGCCCGCCGCGCGGTTTCAGAGGCCGAGACCCGCATCATGTGACGGCGTGCGGGACTCGTCATGGCTTACTCTCCGCCTTCCGGGGCTTTTGCTTCGGCAGGTTTTTCAAACTTACCCAGCTTGATATTTTCAATCACGCAACCGGCCGCGTAGACCTCAACCACATAATCGATATTCATCGACTCGTAGTTTTCGATACGGTCTTTCTTCGGCTCTTCAATGATGGCGCGGCGGTGGCTCTCATCCATGAAGTAAATGGAGAGGTTGTCGAGGCGTGTCACCATCATTGCATCCGCCGGGAAGTACGGCACACGAACGGCTGGCAGGTTGCCGATACGCTTCTGACTGATGATGATGTCAGCCGCCAGCGCTTCGCTGTTTTCCTGCGTTTTGTTGACGATAGGGAAATACTTATCCGCCAGTAGTTGACGCCCGGTAATCACCACCAGTTGCGGGTCATCCTGATAAATTTCATCAATCAGGGTGGTCGCATCCATCACCAGCGCGTCAAGGTTGGTGTAATCACCGTTCTCACCCACGCGGATCACATCGGAAACCACTGCACCATCTTCGGCGGTCACTTTATCCATCACGCGTGCTGGCGCTTCATTGCGGTACTTTTGCAGCCAGCCCACTGCAACATCCTGCAATTTCGGGTTTTGCTTACGGTTGGAGGTCGCCGCACGCTCAACACCGTTAAAGCCCGCCATGATTAAATCCAGCGCCTGACGCTGAACAATGGCGTCACGGATGCGGGTCTGGAAGTCCTGGTAGCGCGCCCAGAGGTCAAGCTGTTTGTAACGGATGTGGAAGTCAAAGTTGACCTGCGCACATTCATATTTGTTGGACTCCAGCGCGGTGAAATCGGCGGTCTTACGCTCGTCATCACCGGCGGTGTCGGCGGTGCTGGCAACCGTGCCATTCACACCCACGCCCACTTTTTCACCCTTCAGCTCATCCACGGGAACCATGTTGATAGAGTTCAGAAACGCGGAGGACGCCTGCACGGTGTTCATCAGGGTCTGGGTGACAGATGGCTCGACGCTGAACTTCTTCGCCACGTCATCCGGGTCGATACCGTTCAGCTCAGCAACGCGGCTCAGGTATTTGTTGAAATTAAAACGAGTTTCTTTACGCATTGTTATTCCTGTTATTTCCAAAAGGGGTATAGCCGGGCACCACCTGCACCCGGCGGGTTATCAGCAGTTCGTCTGGAACTCTTCGCCAGTGCCACCGGTAGAGAACTGGCGGCGTGGCTGTGAAGGATTGCCGGTGCTGTCGAGGGAGGCTTTCAGGGCGGTGAATGCCTGGGTGTTTTGTTCCGCCGTGGCGGTGACATTCTGCTTGAGATTCGCAAAGGCGGTTTCCATCTCACCCAGACGCTTTTCCGTATCAGAAAGAGAGGTCTGCACCTGCCCGGCAACGGTGGTCACGGCTTCGTGCACATCGGCAAAACGTGCGTCATCGCTGGCCTGTTTGCGGCTGAAAATGGCCTTAACCTTGTCGGTCAGGCTGTTGAGCATGGTGTCGGGAATATCTTCAAACTCCAGCTCAGCCAGTGAGGCCACCGAGAAGAGATCGCCCGGCTGGTCTTTTTTACCGGCGAGCGGGTTCTGTGTGGCGCGGCTGCAAAATTCCAGGTATTCCGTGCCGAGGCTTGCCGGGTCATCAGTAACCGCCAGCCCCACGAGATAACTTTTGCCGGTGTTGGCAAAGTTCGGGCGGATTTCCATAGAGGTGTAAACTTTCTGACCGGCACGCACCATGCTCACCAGCTCGTCGAGCGGGGCGATTTTGCCAAACAGCGCTTTTTTGCCGTTCAGTGCAGAGTCATCGCTGATGATTTCGGCTTTCAGCTCGACCACATCGCCGTAACGCTTGAGTACGCTGTCGGGGATGACACTTCGCAGGTGTTCCAGATTGATGCGGCAACCGTAGACACGCGGGTCAAACGTGTCGGCCATATCCTGAATATCCTCGCCGCTGATGACACGGCCATCGCAGGTGTCACCTTCGACGCCAATGCGAAACCATTTAGAAACTTTTTTTGCCATTGTTCAGGTGTCCTGATGTTGGGTTTTCGGTTCGGGGTTAGTTTCCCGACTCCGCCCCGCATCATCCACCTGATGCAGAAGTGCAACCCCTGACACAACAGGCGCTTAGCGATTACGTGCAGCGATTTCCTTAGCCTTGCTTCGTACCGACAAAACGAGGCATTCATGACCATTTCAACTGACCTTTCATTGTTAAATGACCCGCGACGACAGGCGCGCCTGTTGTACTGGCAGGGGTTCGCCGTGCCGCAAATCTGCGAAATGTTGCAGCTCAAGCGCCCGACCGTGCAAAGCTGGAAACAGCGGGATGGATGGGAGGACACAGCGCCGATTAACCGCGTGGAATCGACGTTAGAGGCGCGACTTATCCAGCTCTATGCAAAGCCAGACCTGACGCCGCATGACTTCAAAGTCGCTGATTTTCTGTCGCGCCAGATGGAGCGGCTCGCGCGCGTGAACCGCTACGGCCAGACCGGAAACGAGGTGGATTTAAACCCCAGCATTGCCAGTCGCAACAAAGGGGATCGCAAAAAGCCGAAACGGAATTTCTTCAGTGACGAAGCGATTGAAAAGCTCGAAGAGATTTTCTTCGACCAGTCGTTTGAATATCAGCTCAACTGGCATAAGGCAGGCATCGCGCACCGTATCCGCCACATCCTCAAATCGCGCCAGATTGGCGCAACGTTTTACTTTGCCCGCGAGGCACTCCTGCGCGCCCTCAAAACCGGACAAAACCAGATATTTTTGTCAGCGAGTAAAACGCAGGCTTACGTGTTCCGAAAATACATCATCGCCTTTGCACGTCTGGTCGACGTCGACCTGTCAGGCGACCCGATTGTCATCGGCAATAACGGCGCGGAGCTGATTTTCCTCGGGACGAATTCCAACACCGCGCAGAGTCACAACGGCGACCTGTATGTTGATGAAATTTTCTGGATCCCCAACTTCCAGAAGCTGCGCAAAGTGGCCTCGGGTATGGCCTCACAATCACACCTGCGCACAACCTATTTTTCGACCCCGTCCACGCTGGCGCATGGCGCGTATCCGTTCTGGTCAGGCGAGCTGTTTAACCGTGGCCGCAGTAGCCGCGACGAACGTGTCGACATCGATATCAGTCACAAGGCGCTTGCCGGTGGCGTACTTTGCCCGGACGGCCAGTGGCGGCAGATTGTCACCATTGAGGATGCACTCGCCGGTGGCTGCACCCTGTTTAACCTCGACCAGCTCAAACAGGAAAACAGCGCGGATGACTTCCGTAACCTGTTTATGTGCGAGTTTGTCGACGATAAGGCGTCTGTATTCCCGTTCGAGGAGCTGCAACGCTGCATGGTCGATGCGATGGAAGAATGGGAGGACTTTGAACAATTTGCCGACCGTCCGTTTGACTGGCGCCCGGTCTGGATTGGCTATGACCCGTCACACACCGGTGACAGCGCAGGCTGTGCGGTACTGGCTCCGCCACTGGTTGCCGGTGGTAAGTTCCGCATCCTTGAGCGTCATCAGTGGAAAGGCATGGACTTTGCCGCGCAGGCCGAAGCCATCCGGTCGCTGACAGAAAAATACTGTGTCGACTATATCGGCATCGATGCGACCGGTATCGGCCAGGGTGTTTACCAGCTCGTGCGCTCATTCTTCCCGGCCGCGCGCGCCATCCGCTACACGCCGGAAATGAAAACCGCAATGGTGCTCAAGGCGAAAGACACCATTCGCCGTGGGTGCCTGGAATATGACGCCGGGGCGACCGATATCACGCAGTCATTTATGGCTATCCGCAAAACCATGACCAGCAGCGGCCGCAGCGCCACCTATGAAGCCAGCCGCAGTGAAGAGGCCAGCCACGCGGATATCGCCTGGGCAACTATGCACGCCCTGTTAAACGAGCCGCTTTCCGCCGGTAGCGGAATGCACTCCACCTCAATTCTGGATATTAACTAAGATGAAAAAACGCCAAAAGAAAACCCGCACCATGACCGCCAGCGCGCCGCAAAAAATGGAGGCGTTCACCTTTGGTGAACCCTCCGCCGTTCTGGATCGCCGCGATATTCTGGACTATGTCGAATGTGTGCATAATGGCAGGTGGTACGAGCCGCCGGTCAACTTCTCCGGGCTGGCGAAAAGTCTGCGCTCTGCCGTCCACCACAGCTCCCCGATTTACGTGAAGCGCAATATCATTGTGAGCACCTATATTCCGCACCCGCTGTTGTCCCGTCAGGATTTCAGCCGTCTGGTGCTGGATTACCTGGTATTTGCCAACGGCTATCTCGAAAAGCGCCTCAGTGTGACCAATAAAATCATGAAGCTGGAAACATCCCCGGCCAAATACACGCGCCGGGGTGTGGAGGATGGGGTGTACTGGTATGTGCCGAGTTTTACCACCCCGCACGAATTTGCGCCCGACACGGTGTATCACCTGCTGGAGCCTGATATTAATCAGGAGCTTTACGGGATGCCGGAATACCTGAGCGCACTCAATTCCGCCTGGCTGAATGAATCCGCCACGCTGTTTCGTCGCAAGTATTACCAGAACGGCGCGCACGCGGGGTACATCATGTACGTGACCGACGCGGCGCAAAGCAGCACCGATGTCGAGTCGCTGCGCTCCGCAATGCGTGACTCGAAAGGACTTGGGAATTTTAAAAACCTGTTTTTCTATGCCCCGAACGGGAAACCGGATGGCATCAAGATTGTGCCGCTGAGTGAAGTCGCCACGAAGGATGATTTTTTCAACATCAAAAAGGTGAGCGCCGCCGACCTGCTTGACGCGCACCGCGTGCCGTTTCAGTTGATGGGCGGCAAGCCTGAAAATATCGCATCACTGGGGGATGTCGAGAAGGTGGCGAAGGTGTTTGTACGCAACGAGCTTTCACCATTGCAGGAGCGTTTCAAAGAAATAAACGACTGGTTAGGAATGGAAGTGATCCGCTTTAAGGATTACGACATCGAATCAGGCTCAGAGTAACCCACCGATCCCAAAATGCCGCTATCTGGCGGCATTATCACACGCGCCACCAGACGCGCCCCACGCCATCCATAACAGCGCTCACCCATGACAACGCTTATACAGAAATATCGCCACCATGAAGCGCTGAGAGCGCAAAAATAAATAAATTAAATTACACCGCCAGCGCGCAATGCTCTCCCCGCCACGCCTGCCCGCTTAATGGGTCGCTTTTAATGCAGGTGCATCAGAAGCCCCGAGCCGCGCCAGCACTGGCGCTCGCTGGCAAAATCTGACGTAAAAAACGAATGCAAACTCATGCACTAAATGCACGCAGCGCTGAAAAACAGAAAAATAGCGGAAAAATAGCATAAAAAAACCGGCATTTTCCGTGCCGGTTTTAGTGTGAAAACTAACGCCCCGCGATGCGGGTTGTTCAATCCCTTCGCCCCGAAAAACCAGTTTTCGATGCGACCGGATTAGCAGTTTATCGCCAGCTCTCATCCTCCCAGACTTCCTGAAGAATACCGTCGAGCCTTTCCCGGTCAGATTCGCTATCAAACCCCATAATCTCGACCCCGGTCATTGAACCTTTTTTGACTGTAATACGAGACGATGGAAACGCATTTTTAACTCTACGGTTCAGCTCATTTTCAAAAGCGTCAACGACCTGCTGTCCAATCTTCTGCTCTTTATCCAACGTGATATTTATTCTCACTTCACTTTCTCTTTTTATTCGTTGGTTAATTGGTTTTGCTGAGAACACAACGGAGAAAGAATTACTTTTCAGCATGTTCTCTTTAGCCAAATCGGCTATTAAATTTAATGCGATTTCACGATCCCTTTCCTGACATACACCCTCAGTTGTCAGACGGGCAATCAGCTCTACTCTTTCAAGCATGACATGCTCGCTCAGTTCTCTATCCACACACCCTCCCACGCGAGATACTGTATAAATACACAGTATAATGAAGTCATAGGAAATGTGAAGAAAAATATCTGACAGGCTAAATCCGTATGTACATGAAATGGATGTGATTTAGTTCCGGTTACAACTTACTTCCAGCCGCCAACCTTGCCACGCGACTAAGAATTTTTTTGGCTCGCTCTTGGTTAGATGGAGCAGCCCTAAAGATTTCACCGCTAGATGACCCCCTGCACCATTTACCACCAATTCGACTTTTTCCGCCCGCCATAAGATGCAGAGCCTCACCCCGACTGATGGTTATACCGGTGCTAATCTGTATTTCATCAATTGTCCTGGCAACCGCCGCCCCCTGCTCGTCAGTTCCATGAACAAATCCACGTCTGGCGACCAGTTTTTTCCCCCTAAGTCGGTTGGTTAATGACCGTTTTTCACTTCGGCTTAACGGTTTTGATAAATCCAGTTCTGGGGGATCACTTTCGCTCCCCGTACAGTTATTGACAGAACTCCGAGAGGGCGCAGGAGCGCCCTTAACGTCAACGGCCAAATCAACGGCACGCTTCGGCACAATTTTCCACTGCGTTAGCCGGGTTAAAATCGGGGTACCAGCACCGACAGCGGAATCGTAAACGCCACGGATGCAGACGGTTTTCTCGCCATACTGATTAAACTCGGCACGCGGTTCATACAGCGTGCGCACCTGCAAATCATCGCGACGGACAAACGGGCCACCCTGCGCATTAACGTAACCAGCCCAGTCACCGGCGTCAGCGGCATCATGAACGGCGGCAAATTCAACGCTCAGACCATGCGCGGTCTCGGTATCGGCGAGACGACGCAATTCACGGTAGACCGTCACCGGCGCACCGCCGATAAACTGAAACTGACGGATGTGCCAGCGCGCCGCCCATGCTGATACAGCGGGGGCTGTCTCTTTCAGCAGCTCACCGCTTTCGTCATCGGTTTCACCATCAAGAGCATAGCCGTCGATATTTTTTGAAATGTATTTAGCAACATAGCCGGTAGCGCTGCCTTTTTCCGGGTCAATGGCCTCGGCATGGAAGCGCGCTTTTTTGGCTTTATCGCTTCTCAGTTCGTTGCGGTCTTCCTCCCACGCATAATCACGAATGATGAGGCGCACGCGCTCGACGTCTTCCGGCAACATGAACATAAGCATGTGCCAGTGCGGCGTCCCGTCGTGATGAGGCTCGGCAACACGTATGCCAAAAATGCGGATTTCTTCCCGGTGCAGCTTGGCGCGAATGCGCGCCCAAAGGCCGGTGAGAAAGCTCTGCGTGTCCGACGGGTTGGCACCGTTCCATTTGCTGTTACGGTATCCCGCTTTAGTCGTGGCGTGATATTTAGACGGTGCAGTCAGGGTGTAAAACTCCCCGACGTATCCGAGCTCATTGCAGATATTTTCAAACCCACGGATGCGGGTCATCAGCTCGCAGCGACGTATCGCTGGGTTGGCGACCGAGCCATCATATTTGTCAATCAGGCTGATGCGGTTGCCGTCTTCGTCTTCGAGATCCAGCCCCTTGAGAAATTCGCGCGTGCGGCGCTTCTGCTCGCGCCAGTCAGTCACGCAGTTTTTACTCGCGTAGGCGTGTCGTTTCTTGCTGACGTTGCCGACTGCAATTTGCAGGTGTTCGCGCCATGCTGCCGCAGTGCGTCGCAAGCGACCACGCCACCAAACCTCATTAAACATGCGTGTTATAGCAGGGGCGATTTCATCCTCACTGACATATTTCTTTGTCACCCGCTCCCAATGCGGCGGGGTAACGTTGAATTGCAGGGAAATGAAACCGGCTCGCATGTACCAGGTGTACAGCGTTTTGAGCTCGCTAAATCCGGTGTCATCAATGTCGGCCAGTTCAGCACGAATAAAATTTGCTATATCAGCGGCCAAAAGGTCGATATCGGCGCGCGACATATCAGGGAGACGGTTATATCTGGCAACCATATTGACCATGCGTGACGCCAGATACTGCATAAGCTCGGTATCAAAATGACCGCCAAAAACAGCAGCTGATACGTTGCTTTTGATACCTGCACACTCGTATTTTTTTGCGACCAGCTCAAGACGTGGCAATGCCTTTTTGCAGAAGCTGATTAAAAAGGCATTGGCTCGTTGACTGCCCTGATTTTGCTCCAGCACCGCAGCGGTGCGATAAACGTCAAAGCGCACGCACCCGGGCTGGAGAGAAAGCACTTTTCTCGCATGCAGCAAAGCCGCGAACATACGATCGCGGCGTTGTTGTTGGTCATAAGTCAGGTATGGGCTTGCTATTGCCTGTTTTGGAAAATTCCATACAAAGGCATAATCAATCTCACCCGTAGCCTTTGCTGAGACAGGAGTGTCTATGACTTTATTCACTGAAGAAGATCCCACCCAAAGCCGCTATGTTGATTTGATTACAGAGGTGACGGCTTTCGAAGCTACGAAAGAACCAATGAAGATCATTTCCGCATCCGACATGCTCGGCATTTGCGATGCTTTTCTTGCTGACACTCAATGCCACATAGCAGACCGGCTACCTCTTTCAATAGCTGGTCGGCGTGAGCTAGGTCGGAAAATTGAGTGGAATTGTCCACATAGCTGGAAACCACGCGAAGAATGGTCAACACATGTTCGGCACGCCTTACAAATTTTAAATCGACGTTATTTGGATACCCCAGTATCTCCACAGGATGACTGGCAGACCTGGGAAGAACTATCGACAGATATTCATGTGTCGGCTCGCTGTGTTCGGCATACTGTTGAGTTTTATCGTTCTGGAAATCCCCAGCATTTACCGATGTCGACTGAGCTTTTTGCTGTTCCCGAAGTTTTTTCAAAATTTGTAGCTTCGATTCTTTCGGGTGACATTCATCCTGTTTGGATGTGGCATGCTGACGCAGCCAAAACGCCGAAATGCTTTGATGGGCTTTATCCCAAATACACGCCGCTTTCTTAAGCTGGCTTAGTGGCCGGGTAGTCATATCGCCCCCCGATAGTGTTTTAATTTAAGTTCGACAATTTGCTGGCAGGTTACGCAAGAGGCCACACCCGGAATCGCAATGCGGCGAGCTTCCGGGATTGGTGCGTCACATTCTTCGCAGAGAAAACGGGAAGGTGCAGCGATACGGCTACGCGCGTTGCTGATGTGGCGTTCGCGGTCTTCCTGCTCGCGCAGTTGTGCTAAATCCATTGCGTCGGCCATTAGTGCAGCTCCTGTGATTCATTCTCAAAGCGAGTGGCTTCACGGCGCAGCAGTTCGGCGGCTTCGATACCGCTCATCCCCTCTTTGGTGATATGTATCGCCAGTGCCTCAAGGCGGATGGAAACAGCGAGCGCGCGGTCTTTACGTTCTTCTTTTTTGGCATCGGTCAGCAATACGGCCAGCGCATCGCTATCTGTATTAAAACTACGGGTTACGATATTACGCATAATTTATTCTCCTGATTTCGGGCAATAAGAAGCCCGGCGGGTTTACGCCATTAAATTTCTGTTTGGATTAATTCGGCATGGTTAGCCGTTTGGGAAATAAACTCACCACTGCACGAAAATGATTCATCGCTGTAATAAGCGCCTTTTTCTCGTCAGTAGTCAGCTCACTTAATTCGAGCTCATGACGAGCCGCAGGGATTTTTGCCAGAAAGAAAATAGCGGCCAGCGCCCGATTATTTTCTTCAAATTGTGGGTCACGTTTATCGCGCATATCATCGACAAAACGTTCAACCTCTTTCCAGCTATCGCCCCAATATCTCGCGCGCAATTCAGCCACATGATTGAGACCGGTCAGACGTTCACCCGCTTTTAGCGGAACAGTCGCGGAAACAGCTTCGATAGCCATGATTCCCCCTGCTTTTGAGTAGAGAGACCAGCCAGTAAATCAGCCTGTGAGTTGCTCGGGTGCCAGCGCTTGCCGTCCTTACCTGCGATCCAGCCGTGGCCGTAGTGCATGCCGGGACTTTGCTTTTTAAGCAGAGACTCGAATGACGGTTCATTATTCAACATAAGCACCTCACATCAGACCGAATGAGGCACCGAGGCCGCTCATGGTGTCTACAACGCTTGTCATTGCCGGGTTAGCCTGAAGCCGCGCATGCAGCGCCAGAGCCGACAATGACAACATGCGAATGCCAGCATTTACGCTTTCAATCATGTTGTGCTTACGTGCAGAGGTCAGGCGCTCATTAGAGACCGCACCGCTTGCCAGCTCGCCGAGTTCACTCATTGCTCGCATGACATAAGACTGCAATTTGTCTTTAGCCAGCTCATTTACCGGCACGCACGGTAGACAATGAATCTGCGCCAGAAAACCATCAACAAGGGTTGAGTCTTCGGTCAGGTCAGTCAGTAGCCACAATTCAGGCGGCGTGAACTGGTGAGGCTGCTCGGGATTGAGCTTGTTACGTAACGTTTGAACATTCATACCCGTACGCACGGCCAGCTTCGTCATATTGTGACGCTTCGCAAAAGCCCGGCACGCTTCGTCATAATGGGGATGTTTGGAAACCTGAAAATCAAACATGTCGCATCCTTAAAATTCACTTAAAGTGAATATGGATTCTCAATAATGAGCTGAAAACGTGCGTGACCCAAAGCTTTACGCAACTGTTCTTCTTTCCAGCGAGCGTAATAAATCCGGATAGGGCCACCTGCTTTCTTACGACCTTTACGGATGACTCGTTTTTCGATTGGAACACGTGGGGTGTCACCTGTCGTCCAGCGATAGGCAGTACGTTCGGAAACACCCTCAAGTTCCGCAAATTGCTGAAGCGTGACTACAGGGGACGGGATTTTGATGATTGCGATTTCAGAAGCCATGTTGCATGATTCCCATTTTGACAATGTTTGCAATCAGTGGCCTCCGTTTGCCAATTTCTGCCACTGATTGCCCGAATTAGCAACGATACTAATACTCGATTGAGCATTAGTAAATACCCAAAGGAATAAATTTTGATACTTGATACTCAGGTGAATAACGACGAGTTACTGGATAGAATTTGTCAAGTATATGGTTTTACTCAAAAAATCCAGCTAGCCCGGCACTTCAATATTGCCGCCAGCTCCCTACAAAACCGCTACACACGAGGCACTGTTTCTTATGATTTCGCCGTGCAGTGCGCACTAGAAACTGGAGCAAGCCTACTATGGCTTCTTACGGGGGAAGGCTCTCAATATGATGGCAAACCGTCCCCAAAGGATCCGAAAATGATAGATACATTCACTCTGAGTGATGGAAAGCTCGAAGAAAATTCACCATTGAGTATTGATGCCGGTTTTTTTAGCAAACAAATGTCAAAAGGTATTGCTGTTCGCGCCGATGGAAAGCTGCACTTCATAGAACAAGATGCCTCACTTTCTGATGGCCTTTGGTTGGTTGATATTGAGGGAGCTACCAGCATCAGAGAATTGACGCTCCTACCTGGCAAAAAGTTACACGTTGCGGGCGGCAAAGTACCATTTGAGTGCGGGATAGATGAGATAAAAACGATTGGCCGTGTAGTGGGTGTATACAGCGAGGTTAATTGATGACTGTCCGTAAAAATCCGGCTGGAGGTTGGATTTGTGAGCTCTACCCAAACGGAGCAAAAGGCAAACGTATCAGAAAAAAATTCGCTACTAAGGGCGAGGCTCTGGCGTTTGAGCAGTACACCGTTCAAAACCCGTGGCAGGAAGAAAAGGAAGACAGACGGACTCTAAAAGACCTAATCGACTCATGGTATAGCGCTCACGGTATTACCCTTAAAGACGGTCTCAAACGCCAGTTAGCGATGCATCATGCTTTTGAGTGTATGGGCGAACCGCTTGCACGCGATTTCGATGCGCAGATGTTTTCCCGCTACCGTGAAAAGAGGCTAAAGGGTGAATATGCCCGTTCAAACAGGGTTAAAGAAGTATCGCCCCGCACGCTTAATCTTGAGTTAGCCTATTTTCGCGCGGTATTCAATGAGCTAAACCGCCTCGGTGAATGGAAAGGCGAAAACCCGCTAAAAAATATGCGCCCTTTCCGCACAGAAGAAATGGAAATGGCCTGGCTAACTCACGACCAAATTTCACAACTGCTCGGAGAGTGCAAACGGCATGACCACCCTGATTTAGAAAGTGTGGTCAGAATCTGCCTAGCAACTGGTGCACGGTGGTCTGAAGCCGAGAGCATGAAAAAAAGCCAGCTAGCGAAATACAAAATCACATACACTAACACGAAAGGCAGAAAAAACCGCACCATTCCAATCAGTAAAGAGCTCTATGAGTTTCTGCCTGATGAAAAAAAGGGTCGGTTATTTAGTGATTGTTATGGCGCGTTCCGATCTGCTCTGGAAAGAACAGGCATCGAACTACCGGCAGGACAACTTACCCACGTTTTGC